TCAAGTGCGGCATTAAGACTTTCTATTTCAGGAGTACCTGCACATCCTGGAAAAAAATCTCTTGTGTTTGGTAGTCCTGCTAGACCAGTACCTTGGCCAGTCATAGTGTTTATCTGTAATCCGCCCATGCTTACACCAGGTGATGTTGGAGCATCATATAATTCCATTTCACTTGGTTCAGGTAATCCCATAGATTCAAACATACGTGCCGCGGTATCTGGGTCTTCAAAACTAGCACCCATACCACTTAATTTTTGTCCCATGTCACTGTACTGTAGGCCGTCTTTCATTCCTGTTAGATCAACTCCTTGACTGCCAGTGACTTTGTTCATTGATAAAAAATCAGCCGCACTTTCAATACCACCAACACCTGATCCTGATATAGGTAATGATGGATTACTTTTTAACAAATTATTTAATCCCGCCTGATCACCTTCTAGTCCAGATAAATCAACATTGCCTGATAGAGTTTGATTTAATCCTTCTAACCCAGTACCTGTTTGTCCTTGAATTTGATTAGATCCAAACGATCCACCTTGCTGTGATGTTCCTGTTGTAGTTGTTGTTCCAGTGCTTGGAGCACCAAATGCTGTTGACGTACTAGGTATATTAGGAACACTAGTACCTGGTGATAAAAATCCAGGTGTTTGATTCACACTAGCATCACTACCAGTGTATCCTTGCATACCTTCAAATGGATTAAATTGGTGTGGTGGCTGTGCTGTTACTGTACTAGTTGGCAAATCCCATTGATCAGCCATTGTTTGCAAAGTTGCTGGATCTTTAATACTACTAAATGCGGCATTGGCTTGATCTTGATACGCAGGATCATTTAATTTTGAAGTATCAATGTTGTACTTGTCTATGTTTTCATTAAGTCCTGAAAAATTAGCCAACTTATTCTTGTTCATTGACTTGTATAGACCTTCGTAGGTGCCATATGTTTTCATATCACTAGGATCATATATACCTTTGGTAGCACTCATTGCTTTAGCAGATGCATTTAAATCACCAAAACTACTGGTCATACCTTGATCTAAGGTATCACTCATGCTGGTAATACCACTACCGTAGTCTGGAAAACTGGTATTAGCAATAAAATCTGATTTGAGTCTTAATTGTTGTGCGGATTCCACATGGTTTGTTGCTTGACTAAACATAGCACCAAATTGAGTATTGCTGACCAACTGCTTGTCACTCTGTGTTTCCATTTCGTTACCTAGAGTATTTAGATTTCCCCAGTCAGGATGATAGTTAGGTAATGCTGTATTACCTTGAGCACTCTTTAACTTAGTAATCAGTGCTGAACACACAGGCTTTCTTCTTAGAGCAAGGTCTTGATTAATACCATCCATGGCAGTCAACGTCGTAGGCGTAATACTGGCCGCATCTCTAGCCAATGTTGAGTATTTGTTCTCAACTGTGGTTAATGACGCCTGAGCGGTGACTATAATATCTGCGGTAGTATTATCACTCATTTATGTTACTATTGCTCCTGCATTTACTGGTTCTATACCTGTTGTAGTTTTGATATAGTGACTTTCAATATCTTTGATTGTAGGTGCATGTAACATGATATGTTTTTTATCAAGTGTTACGTTACTGTCCAAACTACTGGTAAACAGACTTTGTAGTAGACCAATACCCTGTTGACTTGGCATCACGGTACATGGTTTGCTTACTATAAATGCTTCTGCTTGTTCTTCTACTACTTTAGCAACTACTTCATCGCCATTTACTAATTTGAAAGAAACTATTTGATTCTCTTCGTATGGTTTATTAACCAACATCTAATTCTCCTAACTTTTCATTGAGTTCATCTTCTGATAATCCAACGAGTCCTTGATAACCACCTTCTACAAACAATTCATCGCCGTTATAAATTTGAGGTACTGATCTGTGACCTTCTGACATTAAAAATTCTCTTGCTTCAGTTACTTCATCAATTCGTACCACTTGAAATTCTATACCCTTCTTTGTCAAATATGCTTTTGCTTGTTCGCAAAATGGGCAATTTAATTTTGAATATACTGTTAACATAGTCTGCTCCTTAAAGTTGTGGTAGTTCGTCGTAGTCAATTCCTTCGCCCATAACACCAATTACGTAGTTAGTGGACTCATTTTCTTGTAGTGCTGTTTGCTTTTTACTCGTATCACTGTGTTTATTAAACCACGGAATAGGAGTAGTTTTTGGGGCACTACTTTTGTATTTAATGCCGATATCTTTTAATGCTGATTGTGCAGTGTAATCTACAAAATCTTTTAAAATATTTTGATTTAGGCCAATCACTGGACCAAACTTAAACAAGTAGTCTGCCCACGCTTTTTCTTCAGCGATAACGTCTTCATACAGGGCATAAACTTCATCTTCACACTCTTTTGCTATCTTAGCAAAACGAGGATCTTCTTTAACCACTTGATTAATCATCCAAGCAGTCCATTCCTTGTGTAGTAGTTCATCCTGTAGGATTAGGCTAATAATGTTGCCATTGCCAATAAAAATCTTGTTTTCTACCATTGCTAGACTCGTAGCAAAGGAGACCATAAAACGGAACGCTTCGAGGCCATAACTGGCGTTTAGAGCCATCCAAATAGCCTTAATATGGTCTTTTTCGTCTATTTTATGCCCCAATTCTTTCTTACAGTTAATGATGTGTAGTTTGTCATAGTATTCGCCAATACTTGATGCCATTTCAACAATTTCTTTAGTATCGTGGATAGTGTTAAACACTTCCTTAGGCACATTGTAGATATTACGTATGATGTGACTGTATGAACGACTGTGTATGTTAGTTTCAAAGAACGACCAGTTATAAACCAATGCTTCTAATTCTGGCAAGCCAACAACAGGAGTAAACACTTGACTAGGTGCACGACCCTGTAGGCTATCTAGTGCAGTCTGTCTTAGCAAGTTTGATGTAAAAATATGTTTAACTGTTGACGATGCTTCTTTAAAATCGTTAGAATCTTTAGTTAAACTAATTTCTTCAGGAATCCAAAAGAAACCTCTTGCTGTTTGTTCTAGTTTAACTGCTTTATTATATTTTACTTCTTCAAATCTCTGTATGGTTACTGGCCCTGCTGGATCCAAAAACATTTTTCTATTTAGGTAGTCTGACTTGGTCTTTAAATTGTATTGTTCTTTGCTCATTTTGTCCCTTAAAGTTTACATGCTTCGCATTCTTCTTCTAGAAGTTCGCTTTCTACAGTTGTTGTTGTTATATATTGTGCCGCTATCTCTTCTGTTTCTGTTTTGCCTTTACTACCTGCTTTATTGATAAGACTATAATAGAAAGTCTTTAGACCCCATTGATGGGCCTGCATTAGGTTTTTAGCAATTAATGTAGTTGGTACTTTGTTATCTTCAAAGTGTGCTGGATTATAGAATGTATTAGTTGATATACTCTGATCTACATAGGCCGCTAACACCGCCGCTGTTTTTAAGTAACCAATACAATCTGTCTGGTCCCACATTAATTGATATTTATTTCTTAAACGCATATACTCAGGAACTACCTGAACAAATGAACCTGCTTTTGATTCTTTAACTGAAATCAAACTCATTGGCATTTCAATACCATTGGTTGAGTTAATTACCACTGAACTACTTTCAACAGGTGCTATGGCCATTAAGGTAGCATTACGCACACCATGACTTCTCATGTCACTGCGTAGTTGTTCCCAATCAAGTTCTGGAGTAAAGTCTGCTAGTTTGTTTACGCCTTTTGCTCTTAACTCCCATGGAAACTTTCCTTGTCCATAACGAGTAAACTCTGAATGTGTACAAGCGCCACGTTCTTTAGCAAGTTCTACTGTGCTTTCTGTCAAGTAATATGCCTGGTGTTCCATCCAACTTTTAACTTCTTGTAGTGCTTCTTTCTCACCGTATTGATGTCCTCGTTTAGCATGCCAGTAGGCTAAGTTAGTAACACCAATGCCCAAAGGTGATATCTCATCATTACTCAACTTGCTCTGTATACTTAAGAAATCTTGATAGTCTAAGATGTTACATAATGATCTCTGTAGTATTCTACAGGCTCTACGCATATCTTCTGGATTACGGAATGCTCCCCAGTTAATACTACCTAAGGTACACAATGCTATACGTCCTTGGTCATCATCTAAACGTTTAAATGGTTTAGTAGGTAGTAGGATCTCACAACATAAATTACTTTGATAAATTGTGTGATGCTTAGGATCAAAAGGTCCTTGGTTCATAACATTATCCGCAAATACTAGATAAATTCTACCTGTGTCTGTACGTTCTTTAAGAATGCCACTCTTAAAAACTTCTTCTGCTGGCATAGTCTTCTTACGTAGACTGGTCTTACGCTCATATTTTTCGTATAGTTCTTCAAACAGTTTAGTGTCGTTATAAAATGCTTCATATAAATCAGGCACTTCGTTTGGATCAAAAAATGTAATATTTTCTTTATTTTTAAAACGGCGCCAAAAGAAAGCATTTAATACTACACCATAGTCCATATGACGTACTCTGGTTTCTTCTGTACCTTGGTTGTTTTTAAGTACAATTAAATCATCAAACTGATAATGCCAAATAGGATAAAATACTGACGCTGATGCGTTACGTATGCCACCTTGACTACATGATCTTAAATCGCCAAACCATTTCTTTAAGAATGGAATCATGCCAGTGTGCATAATCTCTCCACCGCGAATAGGTGAACCCAGTGGACGCAGTCTGCCAATCTCTAAACCAATACCAGCACGTTTACTAGCATACTTGGCCATCATCTCACCTGAAGCAAAGATACTATCCAAGTCATCATCTGCTTTAATTAGTACACATGATGAAAACTGTTTAGTTGGGGTGCCTAGTCCTGCTAGTACAGGAGTTGCTAAGGTAAACAGGCCGTCACTGGCACAGATATAATAGTCTTTAATAAACTTTAATCTCTGTTGTGGATTTTCATTATGAAACACTGTTGCGGCCGCAATCATATAACGAATCTGTGGTGTTTCATAAATTGTTTTTGTAGCACGATTCCGCACAAGATATTTTTCAATCATTTGCTCAATGGCGGCGTAACTATAATCTTCGTCTTTAGAATGGTCAATAAGTTTTTCCATCTTGTCCCATTCTTCTTCTGTGTACCACTCTAATAAATCAGAAGTATATAATCCTGTAGCAATATTTGTTTTTACTATGTCGTAGAGGCGAGGAGGTTCATATTGTCCATATACATCTTTGCGTAGCATTGACAGCCTCTGTTTACCTGCTACATATTGATAGTTAACATGTCCAAGTTCTGGTTCATGTTCAATGTCAATTAGATCTACAATAGCACGTAGAGTTATTTCATCAATCTCTCTTGTGGTAATGCCGTCAAAGAAGTTTACCTGTGCTTTGATCTCAATCATTGATTGACTGACATCTGCTACTCCTTTACATACCTTTGCTACCTGTGCTTGCCATTTTGTTAGATCTAACGGGACTATGTTTCCACTTCTTTTTTTAACTTTGATATCGTTCACTTGTTATTGACCTCTTGTCTTTTTTTAATATCGATCTAAATTTAAATCCTCTTTAGTATACCTATGTAGTAAAACTGATTCTTTTTCTTCTAACAGTTTAGTATTTACTATTTCTTCCTGGGACCAATTAAGAATATATTTCCCCTCACATAACCATAAAACTGAGTACAAATATAAACTGTTTTTGTCTCTATAGACACGGAGTTCTGGGTTTGAATCTTTATGCCCACTCAAGTATATAGTATACAACATACCCAAACATTTTGCAAGATCACAATAGTAATTTTCTGCAATTAATTGCCAAGGATCTGGCCAATTTTCTACAGAATCATAATCTAAATAATAAGGAGTAGTAGGAACATTTTCCCAAAATTCATAGGTCTTTAACAGGGCTGTGTTAAAGTCTACGTTTTCAATTGAATGCCGTAACTGTTGCCAGGTGGCTAATCTAGACTCTGAGTCTAATTTTATATTCACTGTCTATTATATAAATTGTCTAATCTGATATTTAAATGTTACGTCTGTACCTGCTGACGTTGATGCTACTAATGCCATCGTACTAGAACCAAATGCTCTAAATTCTAACAGCGTACCTGTTGGTGAACTTAGTCCATAGTCACCTTGTGCGGCTGTTGGATATTCTACAAAGTCATCTTCATAATTTAGTTGATTAGTTCCAGAACTGTTAATACTGACTCGTAATGTACCAGTTCTTACATTTGTTCCTCTGACAATATTATAATCAATTGTCATATTACTGCTGTTAACTGTTGAGAAGATCAAACTGGTATTTGCTTGTGTGCTACTGCCTGAAATAGTATCAGTACCGCCAGGCTGTGTTTGTAATGGACCTGCTACAGAAATTGCAAATAAATCTGCGGCCGCTGATCCTGTTGATGTTACACGTCTAAATGTTTCTGCTTCTGTTTCTGTACGATCAAATAGATCGCCAATGGTATAGTTAAGTGGGTTTGCAAAACTAACAATAACAGCACTCGGAGTTGCCGCTGATAAACCATCACCTACATCTTTAAAGTAATTAAATGCACTAGTAACATTTGAATCATTTGCTGACACTATACCCGAATTAGCAATATTGTCAAATGTTGAATTAGTTACTCTAACTGCTTTAGGTGAATTACTGCTAGCCTCACTTAAATTAACGCCTTGATACAGCGTGTCAAATTTTGCGTCTACAACACTGACACCTTGTACATTACCTGCGGCCAACACACCATAACTACCATTTGTAAACACACAACCTACTGCACTGATTTTGCTAGTTGCTGAGTCTACTGATGTAATGTGTAATAGTGCTTTGCCAGTACCTGATGTAGTTGGGCTAGTTTGTGATCCTTTAAATTTAACCTGATTAAATGTTAGATCTGAAATACTATCTGCTAACACTGTATCAGCATCAACGGTATTGTCCAATGTCATCATTTCAACAGCAATACCTAAAGGAGCAATTCCGCCCCCATCAGTAATGTTAGGATGTACGTTGTCTTCACTGTCGGCAAATGTTAATACATTTTTAGT